ATGAACGAAAGAATTACTGAAAATATAGTTAGGGATACGCTCAGAAATCTTGGTTACTTCGACAATGAAGATATAATAATTGAAGAGCAGAAAAGTCAGAATACAAAAATACAAAGCCTGCTTAGAAGTGCAAGCAAAACTGGAAAGGGTGGCGTAGGTGCTCCGGAATTCATAATAAAATCAAAAAAAATACAAGACTTTGTAATCATTTTTGAATGCAAGGCGGATAATAAAAAGCACGCTAGCGAACTCTTGGACTGCCCCAAAGATTTTGCTGCTGATGGTGCTCTCCATTACGCAAGTTATCTCGCAAAAGAGTTTAATGTCATCGCTATAGGCTGTAGCGGACAGACAAAAGGCAGCTTGCGTATTTCGACATATTTACAACCTAGAAGCGTAGCGGGCGTAATTCCTGACTACAAGCCTTTGAATAATAAAAGTGGCACCCAGATCGATAAAATAATAGGTTTTGAGAATCTAATCGAACATGCAACCTACGATCCAGAGGTTGAAAAAGGGCGCCTTTCGGATTTAATGTCTTTCTCGAAAGATCTTCACAATTACATGCGTGATTACGCAAAACTCAGTGAAAGTGAAAAGCCACTTTTAGTAAGCGGGGTTTTGATTGCTTTAAGTAATTTTGTTTTCTCAAAAGTATTTTCTGTGTACACCCCAGACGAGCTGCCAGAGAAACTCTGCGATGCTATTGAGGAGGAAATCAAGAAGTCTGATATACCTCACGCAAAAAAACAAAACATGATTCAGCCATACTCATTTCTGCGCGTTCATCCAGAATTGAGTCGAGCGGACAAACTAACGGGTGAAAGTCCGCTTTATAACTTAATTGACAAAATTAATATCCATGCCTGGCCGTTCATAAGTGTCTACCATGATTACGATATTATTGGCCAGTTTTATGGCGAGTTTCTGCGATACACAGGCGGTGATAAAAAGGCACTTGGAATCGTTCTAACTCCTCGTCATATTACAGATCTTTTTTCACGAATTGCAAACGTGCAAAAGGACAGCACGGTTTTTGACCCCTGCTGTGGTACCGGAGGTTTCCTTGTTTCCGCAATGCATCAAATGTTTAAAAAATGCATAACCGATGAGGAGAAATCAAGAGTAAAGCAATACGGGTTGATAGGTGTAGAACAGCAACCAAATATGTATGCGCTTGCAGCAAGTAATATGATTCTTCGCGGTGATGGAAAAGCTAATTTGCATCAAGGAAGCTGTTTTGATGATGCGATTACTAAGGAGATTATTTCTCGTCAGCCTGATATAGGAATGATAAATCCACCTTATGCTCAGAAGGGGAAAGGTCTTCATGAGCTAGCTTTCGTTGAGCACATGCTTGATTGTTTGAAAGTAGGGGGCACAGGAATCGCCATTGTTCCGATGTCTTGTGTGATAACACCGCATGAAACAAAGCATAGCTTATTATCTAAACACTGCCTTGAAGCCGTTATGTCCATGCCTGATGAGCTTTTCACCCCGGTGGGGACTATCACATGCATTATGGTCTTCACCGCTCACAAACCACATGCAGCTGAAAGCAGAAAAACGTGGTTTGGGTATTGGAAAGATGATGGGTTTGAGAAAACCAAGCAGCAAGGTCGGACAGACTTCTCCGGCCGCTGGGAGGAGATTAGAGAGAAATGGCTTTATTCCTATAAGAACAGAGAAGATATACCTGGCTTATGTGTTAAAAAACAAGTCACTGCAGATGACGAATGGTGCGCAGAAGCTTATATGGAAACAGATTACTCCGGGGTGTTGAAGGCTGACTTCGAGGAGGCTGTAAAGAAATTTCTAGTGTTCAATATTTTGCGGGAGGAAGAAATTCTAGAAGTTGATGAGTCTGGGCTTGAGGATGACTTGGAGGCACCAGAGTGAAGCTTGTAAGCGTTGCAGATTTGTTTGAAGTTAGATACGGATCGAATCTTGAACTAAACAAGCAAGTTGTTGATCCTGATGGTGTGCCGTTTGTATCTCGAACGGCAAAAAATAACGGAGTGTCCGCAAGAATCTGCTTGGTCGAGGGCTTAAATCCTCTTCCTGCTGGTTCAATTACAGTCGCATGCGGAGGTTCCGTTATGGAGTCTTTCTTGCAATCTGAACCTTTCTATAGTGGTCGGGACTTATATTATTTAACTGCAAAAGTCGACATGTCAAGTCAGGAGAAGATATTCTACTGCGCCTGCTTGCGTGCAAATAAATATAGATATAATTATGGTCGACAGGCAAATAGAACACTTTCAGAAATAAAAATTCCTGCGTTGGACTCGGTACCTGAGTGGGTGAGGCACGCCAATATAGCTGCCGCAGATAATATTTCACAAAGCTTGATTGACGAAATTGTTGAGCTAGACCTGAGCGCCTTGAAGCCTTTCAAATATGAAGACATATTTGAAATTGATAGAGGGCGCGGACCGAGAAAAAAAGAGCTAAATGGCGTAGGCAAATATCCTTTTGTGAGCGCTTCAGAATTTAATAACGGCGTCACAAGTAAAACCGACCATGCGCCAATGCACCAAGCAGGAGTTATTTCCGTAGTTCGTAACGGAAATAGCGTGGCTAATGCGTTTTATCAGGATAAGCCGTTTTGCTCGACTGAAGACGTTCATATATTCACGCCAAAATTCAATATCAACAAATATGTTGCGCTGTTTTTATGTGCTCTCATTAAGAAGGAGCGATACCGTTATAGTTACGGGAGGAAGTGGGGCATAGCGAGGATGAAAGAATCCTTAATGTATCTGCCGGTCGATGGTCATGGCGCGCCAGATTGGCTATTCATGGAGCGATACATTAAAGCATTGCCATTCAGTGCTTCAATCTAGTGCAATCAGAATAAAATTCCGCTCGCTTATGGCCTCTTAACGGCAGCAAAGAATCGGTAGCATGGCCGGGTTAAGGTCTGCTTTTGCCCGATGGTGGCCCCTGGGTCGACCGTTTGCTTCTGGCCCGAAGCAGATGTTAGTCGACCGTCCGCTAATCGCCATTTTTGACTATCGTCACCGGCAGCTATGGGTCGATTTGCCCTTTCAGGGATAACCAGCTGGTAGCGATCCATCGTGCCCATTAGTTATTTTGTGGGTCGTACAATTTCACCAACACGGCGATAAACCTTTTTCGTCATCTCCTGAGTTGAGTGGCCAAGTAGGCGGCTAGCATGACTAATGTCGTCAATTTCGCTGGCAGCTTTTGGTCGGATGTCGCGGAATTGGAACTGGCGGATCGCGGCGGTAAGCGTTGCATCACCTTCGGCCGCGGCCTTCGCGGCTGCTTTTTCTCGGGCTTCATCCCACCGATTTCTCAGCATTGCGTAACTCATTCGCAGGCCCGCCTGGTTGGTGATCAGGCTTGAACTTCTGATACCGGCCATGGCTTTGCGCTCGAGCAGGGCATCGAGGAAGATGCTGAGCCCTGATGCGTCTGCGCCGTCGTGTAGTCGGATACGCAGGCGTTTCTCAGTCTTGCCCTGGCCTACCATCAGGAACCCGTTGTTCAAGTCGGCAGTTGATGCTTTGAGCACATCGGCGGGGCGCTGGCCGGTTAGGTAGGCTAGGTCCATTGCGTCTTTAAGCTCGGGCGGTGCCTCTGTGTACACCGCATCCCAAACGATTTTGCCTGCGTAGAAGTCGCGGGGTGTTTCTTTGTTCCTGCGCAAGCGGGCGCAAGGGTTTGCCTTTTCAGTGAGCCCCCATTCGCGGGCAAAGGTGAATATGGTTGAGAGGAGGGCGATCTCGCGGTTGGCGCGCACCTTTGCTGTTCTGGCGTCGCGATACTGGGCAATCACTTGCGGGGTGACCGCATCTACAGGGGCCGATTCGAACGCGTTGCGTAGTTGTTTGAGGCCTTTCAAGTAGTCCTTTTGGGTGCCGGGCTTCAGCCCAGGGATGACCTTTCTTTCGTAGTCGTCGAAAAACCTGCCCATCAGGTGAGCAGGCTTGGGTGTGGCTTTGCGATCCAGACGTGCCCATTCGACTTTGGCTTCATCGAGGTCGCCGCCGAGCGGAATTTCGACTCGGTTCCCTTCGGCGTCCCGACCGTTGTAGTAGTAGCCCACCCAGGTACTTCCGTTCTTTCTTTTGCGGCTACGGCGGATCATCCGTGGCGGCAGATCCCGGTTTGCGGCTTTCTTCTGGCGCATCGTTAACCTACACGTGAGAGATCAAGGGACCAGGTTTCAGCTACTGCATTGGTTGCTGATGGTTTGACCCCGGCTAGCTTCAGGCGGGCGTACACGCGACCTACAACGGGGCGTTGTGCGGCTGTGAGCACGTGTTCCCAAGCATTGCGTTGCAGCCACTGACGTTGGCAGGACGGAATCTTGTAGCCTGTAATAGCGGCTAACTCCTCTTCTGTAAGCGTCTCACTCGGCAGCTGAAACGAGTTCTCTTTGTTCATGCTGCCTCCTGAGCGATGGTGACAGCTTGCATCTGCGTATGCCCCACAACAGGCTGCGCGGGCGGGCGATTCTGAGCGATTAGCGTTGCATCGGGTGTGGCTGCCTCGCGCAGCTTTTCGTGGGGTATAAGTGCCTCGGCAGTGGCGCTGAGAGGGGCAATAATGCCTGCTGCTGCGCAGCAGAGACTGTTTGTTTCTGGTGCGTTGACGCCATTAGCGTTGCGGAGCAAAGCGGTCGATGTTTGGGTGGTGTGCAGTTCCATCGTCATGCCGCTTTCCTCCGGTGTTCTATAGCGAGTTGGTCCGTTAGGCGCTGGTGAGGCGTTAGCCGTGTTGCGATGGTGGCGAGAATCTCGTCTCATGCTGCCTCCTTGACTAGGTCCGCAAGTAGCAGAGCGTTTTTGGTGTCTTTGTTCAATTTGTGGACGGCGTCGTTGCCGATCAGTACGGCCAGCTGCTGGTCGAACTCTTTGCGAAAGCGCATCAGCTCCTGCAGCTGGCTGGTGGCTTTGGTGCATCGCCCCTGCAGCTCGCCGGCTGCCTGGGGAGTCAGGCGCAACATTGGGATAAGGCGATTCATGCTGCTTTCTCCTGTGTCTCTGGCTCCAACAGAGCGGCCATGGCGAGCGCTTGATCGCGTAGCGCAAGGGTGTCGCGTTCGAGTTTCTTGCCTGTACGGAATGCGCTGAACGTCTCGGCAGCGATTCGCAGCTTTTCAGCAATTTCCAGTAGGGTTTGACGTTCTGTCTCTCCCAGTTTGGAAGCCTCTAAGGCGCGCATGTAGCGTGCGTAGATTGATTCGTAATGACCGTGCCATTGATCAGCAATAAGCTGCAGTCCCCGAATCGATTCCGAGTTGTCTGCCTGTTGAATGGCCTTGCCTTCGTCAATGCCTTCGATACTTCCATCGATAAGGCCACCGCGATAGCCTGCCCAATAGGTGAAGCCGACAAGTACGATCAGAACGATCAATGCACCGATTTGTATTGCGGTCATGTGGTGTGCTCCTGGTGGTTTCGCTTGGCTGGTGGTGGCAGCCGATTATTGGTTTTTTATTCGTAGTCAGGATCGGGAGGTATTTCACGCCTCCGGCTTGTCGTTTGACGGTCGCGGCATGTCTTCGTCTGCTTTGTAGGCGCGGATATCGATCAATGCTGCTACGTGCCTAATATGGGCGTACCTCAGCGCCTTCACGCTGTGGTCGATGGTTGTCACCGGTAGTTGAATCCGCCCGCTGTTGATCGCCTCGGTGAACGTCTTTTCATTGAGGTTCTTGAAGTAGTGCACGCGCAGCTTTTCGAGTGGGATGAGCACGTCGCCGAAGAGGCGGTGCAGCATCTCGACGGTAGAGTTATCCGGCGCGGGAAGTAGTCGTAGCGGTGTTTGGTTGGCGTCATTCATGCGGCTGCTCGGCCTCCTTGCGTTTGAGTCTTGATGGGTGATTCCAGGCGTTTAGGCAATGACGTTTTGTCAGCTCCCGCAGATGCTCAGGCACCTCAAGGAGCGCGGCATTGCGCTCCTCTCGTGTGGGCATAGCGACGATCTGGCGGGCGAACTCCCTAGGCCACGTCACGGTTGTCTACCGGGATTTCTGGTAGGTTCAGCCCCAGTTGCTCGGCAAGCCAGCTGATGCCGGCTTGTTTCACTCTGGTTGACTGGCAGTACTGCGTGCCGAAAGTCTCGTGATACCAGCTACTGTTTTTGACCCCCAGATATTCGCGATCCCGAGTCGGATAGGCCGGAAGTTTCTGCGAGTCGAGCAGCCCCTTTTCCCGCATGAGGCCGATCAGCTTGGGGCGGGTGGTACCCAGATATTTTGCGGCTTGAACAAGCGTCCGATCCATAGCTCCCCCTTAGGCTGCATGCGCGGCGGGAGTCGCCACTGCAGCTAGGTGGTTGATGGATTCGGCAACCTTTTCGTAAATCTCAGTATCTGTACCGCACACGCTGAAGCACTTCGTGCGCGGGCGCTTCACGCCGATGCTCATGATGGTGGTGATGCCGGTGCGTGTTTGGGTTCGATGGATCGCGACATGGATGGGCAGTTCGAAACCCATGTCGAGGCTCACGGAACCGCCGGTGCGAATTAGCTCGAACACTCGCTGTTTATGCTCGATATCAAACCGGGCGTATTCGCGGTTGGAGTGTGGAGCGTTCTGCAGGTCGGTTGTATCAGAGGTGTCGAGCGGGCCGTTTACGATCTCTTCAATGAATTCGGCCAGCTTGAGGTGCATCTTCTTTTCGTTCGGTAGGGTTAGCGTGTGGCGCTCGCTGCCCGGCTCAATGACGAAGAGGGTGTCCGATGTGCCGCGTTCAACCTTGAGGCGAAATGCTACGGACTCGCGCTTCGGGGCCGACCTGAGTACGTGATTGAAGGTGCCGCTCAAATTGACCTGGGCGTTGAGCAACTGCAGGGTGCGGTTGTCGAGTTTGAACTTGCTCATGCTGCCCGTCCTCCGTCGTTTGGATCGAACGGAGCTGTTGCAGTACGGGCTTGCGGCTTGGATTTGCTAGGGATGAACGTGCAGCCGCAATTGCGTGCAATGCGGCGAACTTCAAGGATGCGGAATGGTTCATCAGCAGTCGGATGGACGTGCAGGGTGGCTGTGGTGTGCATGGTATTGCCTCGCTCTGTGGTGGAAGAGTGAGGCGAATATCAATCATCGGTTAAATCATGTCAACAACTGTCAGGTGAAATTTGTTGCCTTTCTGTACAGCCTAGGGAAAAGGAAAAGGCTCATTCAGGGGTGAAAGTGCCGATGACTTTCCCGCAAATCTGCATTTCTTCAGTGAGTTCCATGATCGGATACTGTGGGTTTATAGGCTTCAGGTAGTGCTTCCCAGCGTCCTGAACTAAGACTTTGAAGGTCGCCTCGTTGGTGCTAGGTAATGTTGCTATGACCCGATCACCGTTGTTTACAGCAAGCTCAGGGTCTACAAAGATTACGGAGCCTGCCGGATAACTTCTGCCTGGGCCGTTGTTGGTCATGGAGTCACCAACAACGCGTAACGCATACCCGGATTTGCTGATATTGACCGGGCAGGGGAGCCAAAGCTCCGCATCGAAGGACTCGACACTAGCGCCCATTTCGCACCATGAGCCGGCTTGAACCCACGAGATCAGCGGAACCTTACCCATTTTGGTATCGGTGGTCTGCACATTGTCTATATTGCTGGCCACGCTTCTAGGTGGCGCTTCATCAGGGAAAACAGGCATTACGCCATGTTCAAGCCACTCTCTGCGTACACCTAACCAATCAGATATCGCAGTGAGGCTATCGACTTCCGGCATAGCTGCGCCATTGAGCCATTTGCTCACCGCTTGGGGCGTCTTGATAACGCCTTTTGATTTCAGTTGCTTGAGGACGTCAGCACCTCGCCCATGCTTGCGGACGTTATTAGCGTCTAGGGCAGCGTGGAGCCTTTCGGCAAACATGTGTCGCAAATTTTCTTTATCAATCATGAGTTGATGATCACATAGAAGTTGCTAATCCGTCAGTTGACCTTTACTATCAACCAACAGTTGAATAGAGGGCCAAAAAATTGAACCCATCAGACTTTCCAAATGCCATCGCGTTTGCTTTTGAAGCCGTAGGGGGCATCGGTGCTGCCGCCAAGGTATGCAACCGGAGCTATCAGGCGCTGAATAAATGGCGTCTGGCAGCCAGCCTGCCGCGAACCGATTACACCGGTGAAACCCAGTACGCCACGCTTTTGGCGACTGCTGCAGAGCAAAAGGGCAATGCTTTTGATGCGGCTTGGTTGCTTCATGCCTCGACCCCCCAAAAAGCAGCAGCTTAGATAGAAAAAAGGCGACCCAAGGGCCGCCCAGTTCCTCCCGACACGCACCACCACAGCGCTGTCGGGTCGCGATAAAGATAGGCGGGCACACCACATGCGAACCGTCGATCTTTACCGCGCTTTCCAAGACACGGATGTCTTGGTGTTGCTGCCTTTTCCACCACAGATTGGACAGCTGTTGCGCCAGAGGTGAACGACGGATCGTTCGCCTCGGCACGGTGCCGGTGTCGATCCTGAAGATCTAACCGGCTTTTGGGCCCTTTCAAGCCACGCGGCAAATGTATCACCACTACATGTCGCGCGGCACTGGCAACTTACAAGGATTAATGCCATGAGCCGAATCGCTCTGAGTTGCGTTGAACGAGCACAGCGGGAAATCCTGCCGCTCGATTTGGCGCTTTACCATGCTGCTCGGGACTACCCCGGTGGCGCTGCTGCAATTGCCGCCACCACCGGCAGAAACGCCACCACACTGCAGCACAAGCTGTCTCCAACCCACCCCGGTCATGCAGTGAACATTCAGGAGTTCGGCGAAATTCTGGAGCTGACCAAGGACCGTCGCATTTTGGATGCGGTGCACGCGTTGGTGGGGGATACGACCTGGCAGGAATTGGCCGAGGCATATACCAACGATATGCCCGAAACCTTGACCATCGGCATAGCTGAGTATTTTCGGCAGGTGGCTGACTTGGCTGATACCTGGGCGAAGAGCATCGGCGACGGCGTGGTGACGGACCACGAACTGGCCGCAATTCGCCTACAGGTATTTCGCGGCATTCAAGGACTGCTGGGGATGTTCAACCGCGCCACCTACGTTAATCAAACAACGCGGGGTGCCAACAATGGCTGACATCGCAGATTTTGCTAATGATCTAGTACAGGAGCGGCTTGATCAGGCGCTGGCTGCACGGAACGCCGCCAGGCCTGCCTTGGTGGCGCATTCATTTCTGTTCTGTGAAGGTTGCGACGGACCTATTCCGGAGCCGCGTCGGTTGGCTCTGCCGGGATGCACCCAATGCGTCATCTGCCAGTCTATCGACGAAGCGCGGGAGGCCCGGCATGCTCGATGAGGTATTGAATCAATTCGCAGACTACGGCCTTGAACCTGAAAAGCCGCTGATCTTTGGCAAGCTCACCAGGTGCAAGACCGCTCAGGACAAGGGCAAGGAAAAAAACGGTTGGTACGTCGTCCACGAGCATCGCACCGAGAAGAACGAAACGCTGATCTTCGGCAGCTTTGGTGACTGGCGCTCGGGCGAGTCGCAAAAGATCAAGGTGAAGGCCGGGCGCATGAGTCCGGAAGAGCGCGAAGTCATGCGTGCTCGGCAGGAAGACGCCAAGCGTAAGGCCGCAGAAGTAGCGGCCAGCGCGGCACGGCGAGCGGCCAACCGTGCAGCCGGCTTGTTCAAGCGTATGCCGGAAAAGGGCAAGAGCGCCTACCTGGATCGAAAGCAGATCGTTGGGTTCAAGGTTCGCTATGCGCCACGTACCGGCGCATTTTTGGTGCCTATGTGCAACGTGCGGGATCAGATCGTCGGCCTGCAGGTGATCTTCCCGGCAAAGCAAGAAGGCACCGGTCGTGACAAAGCCTACTGGCCCTACGGCATGTCGAAAGAGGGCGCTTTTCATTTGATCGGCCCGCACCCCGAGCCAGGGGAACCAGTACTCGTGTGCGAGGGCTACGCCACAGGCGCCAGTCTGCACATGGCGACCTCTCTGACGGTCGCTATTGCCTTCGATGCGGGCAACTTGCTACCTGTCTCCAAGGCCATGCGGGAGCGTTTTCCCGGTTGCCCGCTGATCCTCTGCCGGGATGATGACTGGAAGACGAAGCGTTCGAATGGCGATCCGTGGAACCCAGGTGAGGAAAAAGCCACCAATGCTGCGTTGATCGTCGGTGGCCAGGTAGTCGCGCCAGTCTTCTCGGGCGAGCGCGAAATCAAGTGGACTGACTTCAACGATCTGCACATTGCTGAAGGTTTGGAGGCTGTCCGCCGCCAGGTGTTGGCGGTGGTCAAACCTCCGGCAGCGGGTGGTTGGAAGGATCAACTGGCTCGCACCGAAAACGGCTCTCTGATTGCGCACATGCAAAACGTCGAGCTGATTTTGGGCAATGATGAGCGCTGGGCAGGAGTCATTGGTTATAGCGTGTTCAGCTCCAAGATCGTCAAGCTCCGGTCGGCGCCCTTTGGCGGCGGTGCTGGCGACTGGGCCGACATCGATGACATGCGGGTGATGAAGTGGCTCGCGCAGCAATACAACCTGCGAGTCAAAGCGTCCCATGTGATCGAGGCGGTCAGCGTGGTTGCCCACGACCATTCTTTTCACCCGGTGCGTGAGTATCTGGAAAAGCTCGAATGGGATCGCGTGCCTCGGCTGGAAACCTGGTTGACGGACGTGCTTGGGGTCCATGCCAACGAATACTCGGCCAAAGTCGGCAAGCGCTGGCCGATCTCGGCGGTGGCTCGGGTGATGCGTCCTGGCTGCAAGGCTGACTCGGTGATGATCCTTGAAGGCGGGCAGGGTGAAGGCAAGTCCACGGCCATGGGCATTCTCGGTGGCGAGTGGTTCATGGACACGCCTTTTGCCCTCGGCGACAAGGACAGCTTCCAGGCGATTCGCGGCAAGTGGATCGTCGAACTGGGGGAGCTAGACAGCTTCAACAAGGCTGAAAGCACTAAGGCCAAGCAGTTCTTCTCAGCGTCCACTGACACCTACCGCGAAAGCTACGGCCGCAGAACAAACGATGTGCCACGCCAGTGTGTGTTCGTGGGGACCACCAACCAAGAGGAATACCTCAAGGACGCTACCGGCAACCGGCGTTACTGGCCAGTGTTCTGCAACAAGGTCGACTTGGAAACACTGCGTGATATTCGCGACCAGCTGTGGGCTGAAGCGGTGTTCTGCTTCGAGGCCGGCGATATCTGGTGGGTGACGAAAGACGAGTCCTGGATGTTCGCTGAAGCCCAAGACGAGCGCTTCGTTGTCGACGAATGGGAAGGGCCGATCCTGACTTGGTTAGAGGATTCGCAGATCGGCGAAACCGCGACCGGCAACGAGATCCTGACCCAAGCCCTCAAATTGGACTACGGCCATTGGGGCAAGCCGGAGCAAATGCGGGTTGGTGCGATCATGCATCGCCTGGGCTGGCGGAAGAAGCGCATGCCGGCGTTGGTAAAGAGCGGCATCCGGCAATGGGCCTATCAGAAGCCCGCGACTTGGGGGCGTGTGTCTGCGTTGCAGTCGCCCCTGGTAGAGGTGCCTTGCTTTGATTAAGCGAATTGATGAGATGCTCAAGCTCTGGGCGCAGGATCTGCATTCTCCGATGACTGTGACCTACGGCGGATCGACTGGCGGCAACATGATCGCCATGTTGATGGAGTGCAAGGGCGAGCTAATACGCGGTACTCGCGGCAGTCGGGTGCTGCTGGATGAGTCGGCGGATATCGAGCTGATTGTTCACAAGCACTTGCCGCCCCGGCTTGCCTTGGTTGTGTTGGAGCATTATTGCAACCAGGAAAGCTTCCTTTCGCAGAAGCTTCTGCACTGTGCATGCAGCTCTCGAACCTACTACATGCGGTTGCACGAAGCTCATGAGTTCATTCAGGGCATGCTGATGGGTAAGGCTGCATGAAACCTGGCATCACTCCGCTTACTGCTTTCCTGCTGTCCGGCCTTGTCCGACTGCCATTTAATGCAGTCGGACAGGTGCAGGCGCGTCGTTGCTGGACTGTCCTACTGTCCAACCTCTGCCCGCCCCATGCACACGTAAGCATAGCGGGCACGTAGTCGCGCTCATGGCGCGCACGCGTGCTTTTAGCTTTCTCTCTATACACAAGAAAAGAGTAAATAAAGTAGGACAGTAGGGCAGAGCCCCAAATTTAGGCGCCTGTAGCTGTCCTACTTCGCCCCTGCATAGTGGGACAGGTAGGACAGGGCACCAGAAGCGATAGCCGATTGAATGCGTTGTACCCCTGTTGCACCTGCGTCACACCCACGTTGCACCCGTATTGCTCCATGGCATTAAAACTAGCTTGCTGCCAGTAAAATCCACCTGTAAAAAGTACCCATCTTCGATAGGTGCGACCGCAAAGAGCGGCAAGCACCACACACCAAACCCGGCCATTGCGCCGGGTTTTTGCGTTTATGGAGTAGGGCGATGACGAACGAGCAACAAGCGCTGGCAGAGATGCCAATCTGGTTAGTGATCGTCCTGGCATTGGTCGGTGGCGTGTCGGGAGAGATGTGGCGCGCCGACAAGGACGGGGCGCGGGGCTGGGCGTTGTTGCGACGCCTGGCGCTTCGGTCCGGTGCCTGCATTGTCTGCGGCGTGTCAGCGATGATGCTGATGATCGGCGCGGGCATGACGATCTGGACGGCGGGCAGCTTGGGTTGCCTGACCGCAATGGCCGGCGCAGATGTCGCCATCGGTCTTTACGAACGCTGGGCCGCCAAGCGGCTGGGCGTTTCCGAAGTGCCACCTGCTAGCGGCGAACAGGGGTGATAAATCGCGCCAGGGCGCCGAAAACTGCCGGGGACCCTGGGGTTATTCGGGGGGTACGGGGTCGGAAACCCGCGGGAAAGTGTTAGCGGACAGTTCACCTGCTTAGTGAACTGGGGTGAACAGGTGAACCCCCCGTATTCATTAGCTGAACAGGACATTCCATCATGACTGTAATCAGCAAAACGGAGTTTGCGGCACGGCGTGGCTGGGCCAAATCGTATGTGTCCAAGTTGGCCAATCAGGATCGATTGGTACTGACCGACGATGGCAAGGTGGAGCTGGAAGCCACCGAAGCCCTGCTGGTCGAGTCCGCCGACCCAAGCAAAGCCGCCGTCGCCACCCGACACGAACGGCTTCGCCTTCAAAGGGAGGCTGAAATCGCCGCCGAAGAACCTGCGGTGCCGCAAGTCGGGCAGGCGGTGGACTTCCAAAAGTCCCGGGCTCTGCGCGAGCATTACCTGGCCCTGCAAGAGCAAGCCAACTTCCACAAACAGCAGGGCACCTTGGTCGAGCGTATCGCGGTGGAAACCGGCGCCTTCAACGCAGGCCGCCTGTTGCGGGACCAGCTGCTGGGCATGCCCCCGCAACTGGCACCGGAACTGGCCGTCATGACCGATCCCTGGCAAATCGAAAAGCACCTGACCGCCGCTATCCGTCGCTCGCTTGAGGATGCAGAACGCTTGTCCTCGGCGGATCTTGAACACGCCCTGACCACGAGTTAAACCCATGCCCACGGAAATCCCTGACGGTGCTGAGGTGTACCGGGAGGCATATTTTCGTGGGCTGCATCCTGACCCGGACGTCTGGGTCGATGAGTGGGCCGACGAGTACATGCGTATCCCGCGTGACACCGGTGCCGCTGAGCCAGGCCAGTACCGCACGTCCCGCACGCCCTATGCCCGCGAACCCATGCGCTGCCTGTCGCCGGCTCACCCCTGCAAACGCGTGATCACCATGGTCGCCTCGCAGCTGATGAAAACGCAGATCGCCTTGAACTGGATCGGCGGTCTGATCCACATGGCGCCGTCCAATATCCTGACTCTGCTACCGAGCCTCGGCCTGGCCAAGCGGGTGTCGTCGCGGATCGGCAAAACCATCAAGGCCACGCCGGTACTGCGCGAGCGTGTGGCGTCCAGCCGTTCGCGGGATTCGCGCAACACCATGGACACCAAGGAATTCGAGGGCGGGTCGTTGTACGTGACCACCGCTGGCTCGGCGGCCAACCTCTCGGAGCTGTCGGCGCGCTACGTTTACGGTGATGAGATCGATCGCTGGGAAGTGGACATCGGTGAAGAGGGCGACCCCATCGAGCTGGCGGAGACGCGGGGCAGTACCTTCGGCCGCAATGCGAAGTTTTATTTCTCCAGCTCGCCGACGATCAGGGGCGCCTCGCGGATCTCCGACCTTTTCGAGGGCAGCGACCAGCGTTACTACTACGTGCCGTGCCCGAGCTGCGGGCACATGCAAATCCTTGAGTGGGAGCGACTGCATTACTCGAAGGACTACAGCGTCGTGCATTACCAGTGCGCCGGTCCTGACTGCGATGTGCTGATCGATGAATACCATAAAGGCGAAATGCTCGCCAAAGGTGAATGGTGTGCCCATGCCGAAGGCGATGGCGAGACGGTGGGCTTCCACCTTAACGCGCTGTATTCGCCGTTGGGCTGGATGGACTGGAAGTCGCTGGCCAAACAATTCGAGAAGGCCAAGAAAGCCCAGGCCAAAGGCGACCTGGAACCGATGCAGGTGTTTTACAACACCCGTCTGGCGAAGGTCTGGGACAGCGCACAAGAGCAAACCAAAGCCGATGAGCTTAGACAGCGGGCGCGGTTGGAAGGCTTCACCCTAGGCTCACTGTCGGCGGCGGTGCTGATGATCACCGGCTCCGTCGACGTCCAGGCCAACCGCCTGGAGTTCATGGCCATGGGCTGGGGCGTCGGCATGGAGCGCTGGGTCGTCGACTACCAGGTGGTCTCGGGCGATCCCGCAGATGAACGCACCTGGGCGGCGTTGGACGAATTGCTTAAGGCTAAATATCGCCATCCCTGCGGTGTCGGTCTTGGCATTCTCGCGGTAGCCGTCGACTCCGGTGGCCACCACACCGATGAGGTCTACCAGTTCTGCCGCGTTCGCCGCTGGCGAAATGTGTTCGCCATCAAGGGCGCGAGCAAACCCGGTAAGCCGGTGATTGCTCAGCGCCCGTCGATGGTCGACGTGACCTGGAAGGGCCAGACCGAACGCAACGGCGCCGAGCTGTGGTTCGTCGGTACCGACACGGCCAAGGACTGGATCTATAACCGTTATTCGTTCCCTACCGGGCCAGGTGCGTTGCACTTCGCTAATGACTTGCCGGACGACTTCTTTGATCAGTGCGTCGCGGAGCGCAAGGTTGCGCGCTACATCCGCGGCCACAAGCGCATCGAGTGGGTCAAGGGCAAGGCCGAGCGTAACGAAGCGCTCGACTTGATGGTGTATTGCCTGGCCATGGCGCATTACCTGGGTCTCAACCGTTACAAGGAACACGACTGGGAGCGTGTGCGTCAGTCCCTGGCGCAGTCCGGTCTATTTGACGACGCCTTGAGCGTCAAACCTGTTCAAGGCGAACGACTCACTGCCGAACAAGCAACCCCCGCTGCCACCCAGCAAGCCGCTGTTGCAGTCGTGCAATCGCGACCCTCGGCATTACCTCAACGCCGTAGTTCCAGTAGCGGCTACTTGAAGAGACGTTAAATGACTTATGTCGATGAGTGGGCTGCTAAGCATATGTGGATCCCGCGAGATTCCGGCCTTGAGCCGGGTCCGTACCGTGTAAAAAAAACACCATATGCCCAAGAGCCAATGCGGTGTCTTTCACTGACCCACCCTTGCAAGCGAGTGGTGGTCATGGCCGCTTCGGGGTTGATGAAAACTCAGGTTGCTATCAACTGGATCGGATCCCTGGTCCATACATCGCCATCGAACATATTGGTTTTGCTGCCTACAGGTCGCCTTGCAGCGCGACTGGGCTACCGCATCAACAAAAGCTTTAAGGCGAGTCCGATCCTTCACAAATGTTTTTCGCCTCGCGGTGGCGCGTGCACCAGGTCTTTTGAAGGCGGTTCGCTTCGTTTAGTTTGGGCAGGCTCGTTGGTCGGTCAAGCGTTCCCCGTTGATTATGTCTGTGGTGAACAAATAGACCATTGGCCTGAGGAAGGCGTCGACTTAATCGAGTTGGCTGAACGTTGCCACGATACGTCAGTCCGTGCGCCAAAGTTCTATTTCACTGGTACACCGACAATCAAAGATAACTCAAAGATTGATAGCTTGTTCTCAGCAAGCGATCAGCGCCACTACTACGTGCCGTGCCCTCATTGCGACCACATGCAAACTTTGGAGTGGGAACAAATGCAGTATTCGTCTGACTTTCAGACGGTGCATTACCGGTGCATAAACGCCTTCTGTAGCTCTCCAATCGCAGAACACCATTTGGGTGAGATGCTCAGTCTGGGCGAGTGGCGTTCTCATTCGGAAGGCGACGGCGAAACGAGTGGTTTCCATCTCAATGCACTCTATTCGCCGCCCGGTTGGCTGGGGTGGACACACCTTGCTAAGCAGTATGAATGGGCCAGAGCCAAACAAATCGATGGCGATGCATCGCTTATGCGGATGTTCTACAACGTCTGGCTGGCAAAGGTTTGGGACGAAGCCTGCGATTAAACAGTTGGTTATCGACTTCGCACCCAAGCCAACCCGTTTCACTCTCTCTATCTGAAGAGATCCAATATGTCATTTACCCAGAAGCACCTCGATGCGGTTGAGGCGGCCATCGCACGTGGTGAAAAAGTCGTGCGCTACACCGACCGCACCGTGGAGTACCGCACCGTCGACGAGCTGCTCAAGGCTCGCGAGGAAATCCGCTCGTCGCTGATCAATGCTGCCGGGCCGCGCTCGCGCGTGGTCAGGCTGACCCACGGAGGCAAAGGACTCTAATGGCCCGTCACTTTCCGACGCTCACCCGTAACGGATTCGTGTTGCCGTCGAACATCAAGGCCAGTTACGAAGGTGCCGGGGAGGGCCGACGATCCACTGGCTGGGATGCTCCCGACAACGGGGTCAACAGCATCAACACCCCGGCATTGCGTAACTTGCGTTCGCGCTCCCGGGCAGCGGTTCGCAATGACCCGTATGCCTTCAACGTGATTGATAAGCGCGTCAGCAACCTGATCGGTACCGGCATCACGCCGCGACCGAAAACCGACGACGAAGTCCTGCGCAAATTGCTGCAGGAACTCTGGGACGACTGGGTCGATGAGTCGGACGCCGATGAGTGCACCGACTTCTACGGCCAGCAGGCGCTGGCGGCGCGCACGGTAGAAACTTCAGGTGAATGTTTTGTGCGGCTACGACCTCGCGCTTTGGACGAAGGCCTCGCGGTACCGCTGCAGCTCCAGATCCTGGCCCCGGAGTTCGTACCGCATGACAAGTTTGAAACCACCAAAACCGGCAACATCATCCGCGCCGGGATCGAGTTCACACCGGGTGGCAAGCGGGTAGCGTACTGGATGTACCTGTCGCATCCGCGCGATGCGTCGTCGCTGAACGCCGGTTACAACCAGTTGGTGCGCGTGCCTGCGTCACAGGTGCTGCATATCTTTGAGCCGATCGAGCCGGGTCAGCTGCGCGGCGTGCCGCGATTGTCGCCGGTGCTCAAGCGTCTGCGCAGTCTCGACAACTACGACGACGCAGTGTTGTTCCGTCAGGAGGTGGCCAACCTGTTTGCCGGTTTCATCAGTCGGCCGGCTCCGGACTCCGGACCAGTGCCCAGGGATCCACTCACCGGACAGTTGTTGAGCACTGACCGTGATGGCTTCACGCCGATGGTGGCGCTGGAGCCCGGCACCATGCAGGAGCTGGGGCCGGGTGAAGAGGTGGAGTTCTCCAAACCGCCGGATGCGGGCAACAACTATCCGGACTTCATGCGGCAGCAGCTGATGGCTGCGGCGGCGGGGACAGGGACGCCTTACGAGATCCTCACCGGCGACATGCGCGAGGTCAACGACCGGGCGCTGCGTGTGGTGCTCAACGAGTTTCGGCGTCGGCTTGAGCAACTGCAATTCGGTGTCTACGTGCACCAACTCTGCCGCCCAGTGCGGGCGGCCTGGATGGACATGGCCGTGTTGTCGGGTGTGCTGGTGCTGGAGGACTACACCCAGCGGCGCCGTGAATACCTGCGTACTCGTTGGGTGCCACAAGGTTGGGCCTACATCCAGCCGGTGCAGGACGTTCAGGCCCGTCGCATGGAAGTGCAAGCCGGTTTCGCTTCGCGTAGCGAGATGGTCCTGCGCACCGGCTATGACGCGGAAACGGTCGATGCGGAAAACGCGGCTGATCTGCAACGCGCCACGACCCTTGGCCTTAATTACAACACTCTCGACGCCATCGTCACCAACGATGACAAGGAGCAACCATGAGCAAGAAAGCGCGACCGCGCGTTTACAACCGTGCGGGCCAGCGGGTGCAGGTTCAGGACAAGACTTGGTACGCGTTGCAGGCAAGCGGCGAGGCCGCTGAGCGGGTGATCGAAGTCTTTGTCTATGGCGAGATCGGTACCTGGGGCATTACTGCCAATCAGTTCGTGCAGGATCTGCGTGCGATGGATGATGGAGTCTCTCCGGTCATTGCGGCATTCAACAGCATTGGCGGCGACTTGTTCGACGGGCTGGCGATGCACAACGCGCTGTCGCGTCTGGGCGAGCGTTGCACCGGACGGATTGACGCCTTGGCGGCCAGTGCGGCCAGCGTGGCGGTGTGCGGTGCACACCATGTAGTCATTGCGTCGAACGCCATGCTGATGATTCACAACCCTTACACCTATGCCGGAGGGGATGCTGAGGACTTCCGTCGAGTCGCTGATGTCCTGGATCAGACCCTGGAGGCGATCATCGCGGCCTACAAGGCCAAGGCACCGAACATCGATGACGCCGAGCTGCGTCGAATGGTCAACGCCGAAACCTGGCTGACGGCCAATGAAGCTTTGGCCCTGGGCCTGGCCGATGAAGTCGGCGACGGCATCAAGGTCAAAGCATGCCTCGGCCAAGGCGCGGTGTTGCAGCGTTACCAGCACGCACCGGCTGAGTTGCTGGCCCAGCTCGACGAGCCACCCGAGCCGGATCCGGAGCTGGAGCCGATCGATCCGCCATTAGTGCCGGTGGTGGTCGATTCGGCCAAGTTGGCACTGATGATCACCCAGCGTTGCACGGCGGCGGGCATCAGCAACCTGGTCGAGCCGCTGCTCAACTCGACCCAGCTCGAAAGCGAAGAGATTGTTCTGGCCGGCCTGGCACGCGCCAAGGCGGTGAATGACCTGTGCGTGGCGGCGCGTTTGCCGGAGTTCAGCGCCGAATACGTGTCAGCGGGGCTGGATGCTGCGGCGGTCCGGGCGCGTCTGTTCGACAAAATCGTCACCAGTGGCAAGGGCTTTGAAATCGATAACAGCCTGCCGCTGGACAACGACCCAGCACCGAAGGTGCTGGCCAAACAACCTGACCCCACCTCGATCTGGGCTTCGCGACAAGCGGCTCAATCTGGAACTGCGCACGGCGCGAAAGGAGCAAGACCATGACCATCAAAAAAGAGCCGATCCACGCGGGTGAATTTCTCCTCTCCGAGGGCGCCGGGAACATCTCGCGGGAAACGATCAACGTTGCCGCTGGGCCTGCGCTGAATCCCGGCCAAGTCCTCGGTCTGGTGACGGCCACGGGCGAGTTTGCGCCGTATGACCCAGCCGCTGAAGACGGAACTCAGGCTGCCGTGGCGATCCTCTACGGGCAGTTGGGAGAGTCGGACATCGTGCGCCGTGGTCGCGCCGTGGTGCGCTTGGCCGAAGTCAGCGAAGTGCATCTGACTGGGCTTGATCCTGAGGCTGAAAAGGACCTGGCCACCCACTTCCTGATCGTCCGCTAAGACCATCAGCCGCGTTTACCCAGCCCGCCTTGAGCGGGTTTTTTCATTTCTGGAGAGTACCCATGGCCGAGATCGCCATTTTTGACGACGAAGCGTTCACCGTCACTGCGCTGACTGCTGCACTCAACGATCAACCCTATTTGCCAGGGCGCATCAGCGCTTTGGGCCTGTTCCGCGAGGAAGGCATCACCACCCTGACTGTACAGATCGAAAAGGACGGCGACACCCTGGCACTGGTGCCTGCCGGTGAGCGGGGTGGCTCTGGCCTGGTGGTCGCGGCCAGCAAGCGCAACCTGATCCCGTTCAACACCGTCCACCTGCCGGAGCGCTTCACCATCAAGGCCGACGAGATCCAGGGCATTCGTGCTTTCGGTACGCGCACCGAGCTGCAGGCGGTGCAGGATGTGGTCAATGCCCGCCTGGCCAAAGCGCGCCGTCAATTGGACGCGACCCATGAGTTCCAGCGCATGGGCGCACTTAATGGCCTGATCCTCGATGCCGATGGTTCGACGGTGCTGTTGGACCTTTACGACCGCTTCGGTGTGCAGCGTCAGAAGCTGCCCATGGGCTTGGCGGAGCCGAGCACGGAGCTGCGGGTTAAGTGCGGCGAAGCACTGGATATGCAGGAGGACGCGCTGGGCAGTGTGACCAGTACCGGCTCTCGCGCCTTCTGCGGCAAGAACTTCTGGAACAAGTTGATCGTTCACAAGGCTGTCAAGGAAACCTACCTCAACAGCCAGCAAGCGGCAGCGTTGCGCGGTGATGCCCGGGAAAGCTTCGAGTTCGGCGGCATTATCTGGGAACGTTACCGTGGCAAAGTCGCCGGGGTGTCTTTCGTCCACGACGACAAGGCGTTGCTGGTCCCTGAAGGTGTGCCGGATCTGTACATCTCGGTGTTCGCTCCGGCCGATTATATGGAGACGGTCAACACTCAGGGCATTCCGTACTACAGCATGATTGAGCCACTGCCGTTCAACAAAGGCATGGCCGGTGAAGCCCAGTCCAACCCGTTGCACCTGTGCACTCGACCGCGTGCACAGATCCTCCTGGAGCTCTGACCGTGGGCTTTCGTGATCTGATCGCCGAGGTTGACGCGGTGGTGTTCGAAACGCTGGGCGACACCGCGAGAATCGAGGGCCGTGATGAGCCAGTCCTCGGCATGTTCGCAGCGCCCTGGTTGCAGCCGAAGTTCGGCAAGCTCAACACCGGATTGCGTGAGCCTCGGTTTGAGATTCGCGTCAGCGATTCGCAGGGGCTGGAGCAGGGCCTGTTGGTCACCATCGAGCTGCCGGCATTGGACGGCGGTGGCGAGTACGACCTGCTGCAACTGGAGCCGAGTGGCGACGGTCTGGTCGCCTTGATCCTGAGGATGCGCGCATGA